TTGCCCACGAAAATTTAGAAATGCCCTATTTAAGCCTTTTGTAATGCAAAAATAGAATGTCCGATTCCCGTTAGCAGCTGTTTTTTTATTTATCCCGAATTTACCGCAAAAACCTGTGTTTATGCGGTTTCGGGATATTTTATTTTTGCAAAAAATATTAGCCAAACTAATAAATATTAGTTAGAATTATAAAAAAATTGCCCACAGATTGCCCACGAATTACATATTTTGCATCTGCTTTATCCAGGCAACTTTTTCAACATATTCGTTGTGGGATTTATCCCAGGCATCCTGCATGGCTTCCGGGATTTCAGGATATACTCTTTTAAGATCCTCAATATCTTCTGCTGCGAACTGATGAATAATCATAGCATGACCGAGTTCCTGAATACTCATTTCTTTATATTTTGTGTAACGGTTTGCATCATTCTTGGCCTTATACCAAAGAGCTTTTTCTATATACTCTTTTGCACCGTCTATCTCATCATTAATCTTATTGATATAGTCTTTTATTTTCTTCATATTGACTCCTAAAACAAAGGGATAGAGATTTATACCCTATCCCTAAATAAAACTAAATTGTAGCTGTTCCTGTGCTTACAACAGGCGGAAATGATCCTGCATCATAACTCCATGAGTTAGGGAAGCGAAGCATACCGCTTGTAGCCTGTGCCAACTGTAACTTTGATACTTCAGCCTGAAGAGCTTCGATCTTGTTCTGTGCAATCATATCCTTAACGGACTGAATCTGTGCAGAGAAGTTTGCGTTGGTAGCTGCATCTCTCATTGCACCTTCATAATTGCTCTGCATGATTAACTGCTTTGTAGAACAGCAACATTCGTTCTGATTCGCAAGAAGGTTAGCCTGTGCTACGGCAAGACCCGAAATGTCTCTTGCAAGTTCGTTGTAAAGACCCTGATTAGCCATAAGGCTGTCATGGAATGTTGCGTTTGTGGCCGCCACACTCTGTGCTGTTCCGGCATTTACAGCCGAAAGAATTTCTCTCTGATTAGCCATTGCGTTCTGATTGTCAAATCCACGCTGAACTTCGTTAGAAGTTGCCATATTTTCATATCCAATCGCATTAGCCACATTGTTACCGAAGCCAAAGCCACCACCGCCAAAGAGACAAAGAATAGCAAACAGAAATATTAAGCCATCAATACCCATGTTCATATTGTCCATAGTTGTTTCTCCTTTCGTGAATTTTATATAATTTGCAAATTATTTAAGTGAGTTAAGAATGGAATCCGGGTCTATACCCCTTTCCTTCGCTAATTTATAGAAAGCATCTTTCGGATTCCCGCCATTGGCATTAACATAATCAATAGCTTGTTTCATGCCGGGATTTGTTTGCATAAGATTTTGTAAAGCCATTTGTGGATTTTGGGATGTCTTTATCGTCTGTAAAAGCTGTTTCATCTGTGGATTCATAATGCCTGTCAATAAAGGATTCATATTTGTTCTCCAATCTCTCTAATCTCTTGCTTATATCATTAAGCAGATTGTTTGTGTTCTCTTTTTCAACTTCTTCTTCGCTCTTGTGATGCGTAATGTCGAAGGCTTCTGCCGTAACATTTCCGAGTCCGTCTGATACGCACTTCCAGACAATAGGTTGAGTTGTATCGGCAATCAGGACAGATGAATTGGGACTCATTCGGATTGCATCAATACTTGTTTTGCCGTTTGCCTGTAAAATCTGTTGTGGTGGTAAAGTATAATTCATAATTTACTCCTTATAAAATACATTTCCGTTTTTCAAGACATTAAAAACAGAAGAAACAACCCTGAATATATATTCCATAGGAATATCTTTCAAATCATCACTTTTAAGCAATAGATTGATAAATTTCTTCATATCCATAGTAATTTCTCCTTTCTGATTAAATTGTACAAAAAAAAGAGAGTGTGCGATACACTCTCTTTTTCCTCAAAAACTATTCAATTTTTACTACACTTAATATGTTGTTTTGCACACGATATATCTTGGATTTTACTCTGGCTGCCAAATTATCAACTTGAGTTTTGGAAATGTGCATATCCGTTTCAATCATACTGTTAGTCTTTTCATTAGATTTTAATAACAGATATTCCCATTCTCTATCGGTAAAATTGCAATTTTCCTTTAAATAATCCAAATCGAGTTTAATAAAATCTCTGTATAACATCTTATTCCATAAATTACTTAACTCTGATTTTGTCTCCGATATGAATAAGATTGGGATTTTTTATGTCGGGATTTAACCCTAACAACTCATTCAAAGCAATATTAAATTTTCTTGCGATTGCTCCTAATGTGTCTCCTTTCTGAACTGTATAATATTCTTCTTTCGTCTGGGAAGTAAGATAAATCTTATCCCCAACATTTATTTTGTTTATGTCTCTGATTTGGGGATTATAGGAAATCAGCTTTGCCAAAGACAATCCGTTTGCCTTTGCAATCCCGGACAATGTGTCTCCTTTTTTAACATAGTAAACTGTTTTCTGTGGATCCGCCACAATAGGAACTGTCGGATAGTCAACCCAAGCTGTTGCTTTTCCATGCTGTTTCCATTTGCTCTTTCTTGTGCCGCCTTTGTGGTTATATCTTTCTCCCTTGTCATTAACATAGGAATAAAGGATTCCACCACCCCAAGCAGAAGTACACTCAATGACATTATAAGTCTTGCCATTTACTTCTGTTGTTCCGATGAAGCATCCGACATGGCCTGACATATATAACACTCTCGGCTCTCCGTCTTTAAGAAGCTTAAAATCGGAAGATATATTGGAGCATTGTTTCAAAAGTCCATACTCGGTGCAATCCCCGGTATTGGTCAATGTTCTCTGATAATAACCCGGTGTCTGATTGTTTACATCATAGCCATTGAATATAGCCTTCAACAAATTAACGCAATCAGCCGAAGTTCTTCCGTCTGTATGGACATAACACAGATTGTCGGGATATTTGTTTCGATAATATGTCTTGCGTGATGCAAGGATTTTTAATCTGTCAATTAGCTGTGAAGCTGTCATTATCACTTTCGCCATATTGTTTTCCTTTCAGCTTGTTATACTGTATGGTTGAAATTCCAATTAAAGCACCTATAAATGTGTCTATTGCAACAATAGTTCCTTCTACTTCTGCAAGATAAGGGAATCCCCAAATCTTGCCAAGAGTAAACCATAATGTTGCAATAGCCGGGAGACACACGAGACAAACCCATTTCAAGATGGTGTACCACTTATCGTTAAACATCATAAGATATTCTCCTTTCATTTGTTTCTTAAATAATCTGTCAATTCTTCTTCTGCCTTGTGGAGCGAATCGGTATTGTTGCCATCAATAGAATGTTTTAACAATGCCAATAGGCCGCCAAGAATAACCTTGTTGCTTTCTTTTAGATTGGCTATTTCTGTGTCAATGTTATCGAATTTCTGTTTAATATCTTCGTCTGTCTTTCTTTCAAGCATCTCAATTCGCCTTTTCAATTCGTCTGTTGTTTCTTTCGGTTTGTTAGCATAGGCAATGATCCTGTCAATAAGATTAAATAATGTCAAAATCCCAGCCACAACCACTACTGTTGTTTGTAACCAAGTTTCCATCTTTTACTCTCCTTCTTCTATCTGCTCACGATTGTCCCATTCTTCTTTTGCATAAGGAAGTAATGCTTCATCTTTGTTTATCTGACTTCTCCATTCTTCTCTTTGCAAACGAATCGGAGCAAATTCTTCTTCCGACAAAACACCTTCGGCAAATTTAATTGCTTTGTAATCTGTTGCTTTTAAATTCTGTTTGCATTGGGATATTTCCCACATAAGTTCCTGATAATTCATATTGTCTCCTTATACCCAACTGAATGTTTTGTTTCCAAGTGCATCAACCACGCATTGTAAAGAATAAGTTCCCGCTACTTGAGGCGGATTTGAAATTGCTTTTGTTAATTCAAGATTAGATTTTGCATACTCTTGCCAAGTATCATCCCCATCTCCTTTTCTTCTTAACATAGGCTTAAAAAGAAGGTCATTGGCTGTATAATTATTGCAAACTCGACAAGTAATGTTTAAAGCAACTTCATCGGTCGAAAAATAATCTCCGTTTGCTTCAAATTCTATGCCTTCTCCCAAATCTCTTCCATACACAGTGAAGTTGTTATTTGTATCTCTATAACCAACTTGAATATAATATTTACTTGTTGATCCGCCACTCGGACAGCCTGTAACAATATATGTTCCATTTGGAACAGTACAAGTTGCATCCGTAGAAGGATTATGATAATGACAATTCAAGTCTCCATTACCACCTGATGCTTTACCATTTGCCGTAATAGTTCCATCTCCGTTGTCTGTAAAGACAACATCATGGTCTGTGTGAGAAGTTTCGTAATAAGGATAATAGTTAAGGTTTTTAATGCCTAAATAACTGTTAGAAGGTTTTTTATCCAATGCTTCTTTAACAGCCTTTGTCTGTGGCGGATTTGTTGAAGTATTTATTGTTGCCTGAATATCTGCAATACTTAACTTTAAATCCAATAAATCGTCTGTGGCAGATTTGTTGTAATAATCAGACAAATCAACTTCTGTGTCTCCGACTTTTTCCCAACCTTGCGAAGTTCCGTCTGTGTTTATGTATTCATCATAAACATTGTCCGTCTGTGAAGATGATTTTGGAACAAGATAGATAGTCGTTGTTGAAATATCGGATGTAGGCAATTCTGCGACTACTTCAAAATGAGCAAAGTTTGAAATCAAAGCGGCTATTTCAGCTTTTGAATAAGTTTCTGCTTTGGAGTATGTGTCGGATTTAGTGTAATAATATGTCAAATCATTAAACACCTTGATAAGACTCGACAAAGAACTCCAAGTAATCTTAAAATCATCATTTCCACTCTGTCCGACTAAAATATCACTACTTGCCAAAGAAATCTTGGCTGTATTATCTGCAAATCGCATAATAATTCTCCTTTATGTATTCGTATATCTTCTACCAAATTGGTCTGTATAAATCGAATCGTTTTGATTTTTATAAAAAAGGTCAAGTCCCAGATAGGCAATAATTAGGTCAACTTCTTCCTGAATGTTATAAACAACATCAAGTTTTGCGATTCCTTCCGAATCAACAACCGAAGAATTGTAAATCTGAATGTCTGTGACATTAGACCATTCGCAAAGTCTTTTTATTATTTTGCTTTCGCCATTATAAATCGGTTTTGCCATATTATGCTTCCTCTAATGTATACATAACTCTCATGGTTAATGTCGAATCTTTTTCAACAGCCGGGCTTAAATTATTGATAGTTGCAAGATATAAAGGATTCTTATATATGTATTTTTTACCTGTGTAATCTGCAAAATGTGATTCGCACATACCTTTATCATCACAAGCATTAGCATTACCTCTTTGGTCTGTACTACAATTCATAGGATAAGTAGTACCATTTACGGTATCTATCATATACCATACTCCACTAAAATAATTAGAATCGGATGTGCGTATTCCTTCTGCCACTATCAAACCATCTGCAATCTCTCCTGCATGGTATCTTGAGTATGTTCCAACAAATTTAACATCTGAAGAACGCACATATGAACTATCTGAAAGGTCAACTATTACTAAATTAGTGCCATTGTATGCGTCTGGGCAAATAACTTTTCCGGAGCGGGTAAAAATAAATGAATACGCTTCACTCCAATAACTATATTGCCGTCTATCAACACCATCAGGATTGTTTACTGTGAATGATTTTATTATGAGAGATTTATCACTTGTATCGAACTCATAGTATTTTACTGTTGAGTTTTGAGCATAGTGTTGTGTACCCATTGGCATAAATCTCATCCTATTATTGCCCACATTAGTTGCTCTAGCATATCCGACATAAATATCCTGACCAAATGTTGTGTCTGGTGTTAATGTGTATGAAGTTGAAAGACCTGAAAATGTTGAACCCTTGATAGCAACTCTAACAGTTTCTGTAACTGTAACTGTACCATCACTATTAACATAGAATCTGTATGTTTTATCATCATCTCCGTATGTTTCAGTCCATTCTGTGTTGTCCTGTGAGAAACTTCTCAAATTCCAATCTGTTGTTCTGTAACTTCCTGTCGCATTGCCATATCCGATAGCACCACCAATTTTGGAAGTTAAACATACGGAAGAAATTTTTCCATTTGCTTGATTATTGTTAAAATCCCAAACCTGATAAATTGTAGGTGTGCCATTTTGAAATCTTGCAAAACTGTCTATACTGTTGAACGAGCCTAATTCAAGTGGAGTGGATGAGTTTGTTGCATCTCTATACCCATTGCCTATCATTTTGTTCCCGGCAGGCATAAATCTTGTACCAACAGTAATGGTGTCTCTAAACAAAAGAAGGCCGCCTACCATATCACTCCAAGAACGAGCATTGTTTTGATTTAAAAATGGGATGTTGTCAAACAAATCAGCCAAAATACCTGATTGAAATGTGTTTTCGCTTTCAACTTCTTTGACAATGTTTCCTGATAAAGAATTTCTTAAAACAATACGAGTATGTCCATGAACTTTTTTCATTTTGGTATTGGACAATTCATAAGCCTTTGCAATATCTTTCATATCTTCTCCTTACTGTAATGCTTCTATCATTCCTTTTAATTCGTTAATTGCTCCGATAATAGTTTTGTCTGTGGTTTCCAAATCATTGGAATATTGAATGCCACTCGCAACCAAATTGGCTACACTCGTAAGACTTGTTCTCATTGATGCGTAACCTGTCGGACTACCACCATTTACCTCTGCAACTTCAATTAAATCTGTTGCAGATGCATTTGTTGGTGTTAATTCACTTATTGCAATAGTTGTAATATCTGCCATATTAACCATCCGCCTTTCTTGTTATTTCATCTTCTGTGTATCTTTGCTTACCATCTTCGGTAATTCGATTAGGAATTATCTCATTAACTGTCAAGGTATCTAATGCTGTATTAAAGGTAAATGCACTTAATGTAATTGCACTTGCTTGTTCTGTCGGAGTGATTTCAATAGGCTGAATTGCGGAAGCAATAACAGAATCATTTACACCGCTAAATACTAATGCGTTAGGAATATCAAATGATGTTGTTTCTTCGTTAATCTTAATAATTCCATTCCACTTATCACTTGCAACAAGTTTTTGACCGCATAATGCTCCACGAAGATTGCCCATATCAATATGCAAACTACCACCATTCATTATTGTTCGGATTCTCAATCTCTTTGTTCCTGAATCCTGAATGGTAAAGTAATATATCAGATGCTTGATATGTTTTCCATCTTGCCAAGTTTCAACAGGCTTATGATTTGTTATCTCCAATTCGTTTAAATAGAACTTAAATTTGGCAACAGCATCATAGTAATTATCTCCGACAACACTTGTTTCTATATCGCAATGCAATTCCAAATTAAGCATTACTACTGTTGCTGTGTTAGAAGCAAAGTACATATCAACAATGTCTGCATAACTACCATCTGCAATATCTATGTCTCCCATATTGGCAATCAGATAATACTCTATTTCGTCACTTGAGCCTTTTCGCATCAAGGCTGTAATATTCTTATCTGATTTGTTCTTGCTTGTCTTGGGAACGGCTATGGATTTTATTTTGTATTCGCCATAATATGTCCAAGAGTATGAAATAACACAAAACTTGTTTGTAGAACTTCCTTGCCCATTGGGGAACTGAAGGACATCTCCAAGGTCATAATGAATACCAAAAGGAATTGAAACTTCACAATCGTTATATTCTATCCGGGATAATGCCAACAATATACCGTCAATATAATTTGTTCGAAGTCCACTCTGAAAGAATGGATTGATTCCTAATGTAATGTAATAATCATTATCGGGATTGGAATGTTCGTATTCAGCTGTCCCATCTTCTTCGTTTACCCAATAGAATCCTGAAAACTTAACTATTTCATCTCCGTATTGGCTTGTGTTGTATCTGACACCATAATCAATCGTATCATCTACTGTGGAATGATATGTTCTCACAACTAAATGGCCGCTTCGGTCTATTGTTGCAAATCCACCAAGAGTCTGTGACATCCAATATAAAACATCTCGGTATGTTTCCATGTCTCCCATAACCGAAACAAAATATGTATCTGTTCCGTTTGGAAGTGCTTCGACCTGTCCTTGTGTCACTCCAAGTGTTACACCACATTCGGAACATAACCAACTTAAAATGTTATAAGCAGAATCGTTGATTGTGCTTGTATTAACATCAAGAGCCTTATCAAACTTACTCATTGCATCATAAGCTGTTACTCTCGTGATTCCCTTTGTATGCTCGGCACTATCGACATAAAAAACACCAATCGGGATTGTATCTGTATTATTTATTGTTACAGACA